TACATTAAAAACTATCATTAAAGGTAATGTTGGATTTGGATTAACTGGACCAAGTACAAAAGTTGATATTTATGCAACTCAATCAGGTGGTGGTTTTAAACTACAAGATACATCAGAAGGACCAGGTTATGTTCTTATATCTGATGTGAATGGTGTTGCAAGTTGGACATCTTCAGTTACATCAACCACAGCAATTGATGTTATAACATCAACATCAAGTATTACAACAAATACATTAACAGATGGTGGATATGATCAAAATGGTAGATGTGTTATTATAAATAATGGTACATATAGTATAAACCTTACTGTTAATTCTTATGACAGATTTACATCAACATATTTAAAACATGGAACTGCAAGTGTAACATTTGTACAAGGTTCAGGAAGAACACTAATTGATGTTGATGGTACATTTATATTAGATGGTTCTGTTGGTTCAACTGCAACAATAATAAGTTATGGTACAACTGATTACTTAAGAGTAAGTAATGCATAAAAATAATAAATAATATGTTTAATAATACATTTTTTGAATTTGGATATAATGTTATATTTGAACCTGAATATATTGCAATATTAGATTATGCAAAGTCTAATGGGTATCAATTACCTAAAAGAAATCAGAATTTTAAAAATAATAAAAAAATAAAAAAACTAAAGTCAGAAGGTATATTTACTGAATTAGATATATTATACAACTTTAAACAACATTCAGGATTAAGTGATTTCAGTAAGATAAATTGGGTAAATCCTGGTGTCTATAATGCAACACAGAGTAATGTTATAAATCATCCTGTTTTAGAAAGTGATAAAGGATTTAAAGGTGGTACAAATAGTTATCTATTAACTGATTATATACCATCTATTAACTCTAATAAAGCACAATTAGAAGATGTTACTGTTTTCTTTAAAACATATGATGAGATACAAGGTGTTGTTGCAGGTACAAGAAATGGTTCAGGTAATAACTTTGTATTTAGAAAATTTAATCCATCAGGTAATAATGTTGCTAATTTTCATGGTAATAGTGGTGGGGATGGACTAAATGTATTTGCTGATAATAAGCATGTTATTCATTCAAAATTTGGATTAACACATAGTTATTATGTTGATGGAACTTTAACAACCACTGGTACATATTCCAGTACATTCTTCAGTACAGTTCCATTAACAATTTTTGCTTGGAATTTAAATGGTACAATATCACAAAATTTTGAAGGTGGTATTGAATACTTTGCACTTGGTAGTTCCTATATAGGAACAAAGGCATTAGAAATATCTGAGATATTTAAGTAGAAGAGAGCAAGGGAATCGAACCCTAGCCAGTTTCCCGACCGTCACGCTTAGCAGGCGGACCCTATCACCATCAAGGTTTACTCTCCATTTTTTAGCAGTGAACAAGGGAATCGAACCCTAGCCAGTTTCCCGACCGAACTGCTTTCCAGGCAGACCCTATCACCATCAAGGTTTACTCACTATTGCGGAAGAAGTGAGACTTGAACTCACACGGGTGTTACCCCCAACAGTTTTCAAGACTGCGACCCATAGACCAACTTGGCTTATTCTTCCATATTTTTAATTATACCACTTATTGTACCTTTTGATACTTTTGTGGAGAAGTGAGGTATCGAACCCCATGCGAGTAAACGCACCCACAGTTTTCAAGACTGGGTTTAGCACCTGCTAAATTACTCCTCCATATTTGTGATTCCAATAGGATTCGAACCTATATCTGATCGTTCGTAGCGACCTATCCTATCCAATTGAACGATGGAACCAATAAAAAAACCCACAAACTTTGAGGTTTGTGGGTTTCAAATAACTTTTAACTTAAAATTATGAATACACAAGAACCTCACTCAATTTACTTGAGCGACTTGAAGAACTTGACGATGTAGTGCTTTGCACTCTCACTATGTGAGTACTTATAATTGTTTTCATAACTTATATATTAAAAATTTATTCTTTTGTTTTACTTTTTTACTTTTAGTAGTCTGAACAGGAATCGAACCTGTGATGCGCGGAAGATACCCCTACTATATATAGGATCGACTACATAATGTTACCACTACATTATCAGACTATTTTTTTGTGCGGACTGACGGAATCGAACCGACCTCTTATGGGCTTCAACCATACGCTAAACCGTCTCAGCTAAATCCGCATTATATTTTTTTATCCATTTTCTTATAGTGTTATCACTAACACCATATTTTTTACCAGTTGAGACATAGTTTGTTTCTTTTATATCTTTTAATAGTTGGTATAATGAAGGTCTTTCAACCTTTCTTTGTTTAAATGAATCACATTTAGAACACATTTTAGAACGTTTATATATTTCTATACCACATTCACAATACTTTTTATTATCTAATAGTTCAAATGTTGGTTTGTTTTCTACTAATCCATTTATATAAAGTATTAAACTGTCAATAAAATACTTTTTAGAATCCTTGTTCAATAATTGATACTCACTCCATTTTATTCTAATTATATCCCAACCTAAGTCTTCTAAATATTTATTTCTTCTTTTATCACTTTCAATAATTTTATTATCTAAATAGTGTTGACTACCATCAACCTCTATATCTATTTTCTTATCTAAAATACAAAAGTCTAATTCGTACAATCCAATTCTGTAGGATTTTGTTATATTAATATTTTTATCTAAAAAAACCTCAGTAAAATATTTCTCAGGATATGATTCATTTCTACTATGATTTAATAGGTAAGGAACTTTATCAGGATTATTTTTTAAATATTCTTTTCTACTATTTGATATTTTTTTTCTAGTTTCATCTGATAACTTTCTATTTTTACCAATTTCACTTAATTTACTACATCTAATTTTATAATTTGGATTTAATTTACAATTTGTAATATGTCCACCAAGTTTTAATCCATTTTCTGTTGTAAATCCACAATACTTACACTCCTTCATAATTCAATTATCTTTTCTTTTATATATAAATAATTGAACTCCCTCTCCTTAAAAAAGCTGAGTGCTTGTAAATTAGTTCCCCCGACTGGGTACGATCCAGTAGTCTGCATATTAAAAGTATGCGGCTTTCTCCATTTAAGCTACGGGAGAGAATTATTTGGGTGAAAGACGGATCCCGAGACCGCATCTCCTCCTTCACAGGGAGGCATCCTAACCTTTAGACGACAATCACCATATATCAGCACGCCATACAGGACTCGAACCTGTAACACTGGTTTTGGAGACCAGGATGATACCATTTCACCAATGACGTATTTTGGGTTGACAGACGGGACTTGAACCCGCAATCCCTTGGCTCACAACCAAGTGCTTTAACCAATTAAGCTACCATCAAAGTGGAGAGAGTGGGGATCGAACCCACGACACCTGCGGCTTCAACACAGTGCTCTACCTCTGAGCTACCTCTCCTTTTTGTTCCCCCGACTGGGTACGATCCAGTAGTCTGCATATTAAAAGTATGCGGCTTTCTCCATTTAAGCTACGGGAGAGAATTTATTTTTTAAATCTTAATATTCATATTATTAATAAATTGTAACATGCCCCAATTTTGTTGTTTTGAGGTTCTTATTCTATGACAATTGGCACACCTAACATCACATTTATTTATCTCATTTTTTATTTTAACTAAATCAACACCTTCACTAATCATATCACATAAATTACCAATCTTTTCAACATTATCTTTGTGATCAAATTCTAATACTATTGGATTATTTTCACCACAATCAACACAAGGATTTTCCAAAAGATAATTATAAATATATTCAATTCTTTCAATTTTTCTTTTTCTTTTTCTTTCATTTATCATAGGTTTCATTATTTCTTTATTGACTTTATAATAATTATGTGAATTATTCTTACTACAAACTCTACATATAGAATTCAAACCATCTTTTCTAACTTTATTTTTATTAAACTCTGTTTTATTTTTAACTTCTTTACATGTACCACAATACTTTTTCATAATTGACTTTTAATTTATTATATATATTAAAAGTCAGTGAGTTCCTTCAAATAAAAAACCCAAACTTTTTGTAAAGTTCGGGTTTCTGTCTATGTTTTATTATTCTCTTATCTATATAACTAACTATTTAAAGTTACATCTGAGAATGACATACTCATACATCCGAACTTGTGGCTAAACCACTTGAACGACTTACTAAAGCTTGTATGTTTGAAATTTGTTCTCATTATTGTATATATTAATTTATTATTGTTCCTTTTTGTTATTTTGTTATTTTTATAGTACAAATATATAAAAAGTTTATATATCTACCTAATTTTTATGCTATTTTTATTCAAATTTTAAACTATGTTTCATAAAGTCACTTACATTAAACAATTTAACTTGCTTATTTCTTGTAGTTGTGTATTTAATCTCATTATATTCATATACATTAATATATCTAATACCACGTTCAAATTGGTATTCTGCTATACCATATGCTAAAGTTACTTTACCATGTGGTCCATTATATCCTTTTAAAAATACCATCATATTTTCAATATCTTTACTTGAAGATAATTCAACTTGTATGTATGTCTGTTTTTTCATAGTGTAAATATATAAAAAGTTTTACTTTCTACCTAATTTAATGTTATTTTTATCTACAAAAAATGATTATCGGTTAACCAATTTTCACTCATAATTTTTAAATTTTAAGCTTTAGTCCCCATATTAAATATCCTACAAATATTCCTAATAAAAATGATCCCATTTTTGTTTTTAATTTTTTATATATACTTTATGCCAGTACGCTCAAAATCACAACTTAAATACATCTTTGCAATGCGTAAGAAGTACAAATCAAAAAAGAATGCACCCAAAGATAAAAAATGGGTATTCAATGATGAATGGACTAAAGGTGTTGATACAGGTGGTATGCCAACTAAAGTAAAAGATTTTAAATCATTTAATGTTGATTAAGCTAATGCTTCTTTAATTACTTCTGATACTACTTTTCTGTCAACTTGTAAAGTTGCAAACTCTTTCATAATACCACCAACATTAGTTACACCAGATGCTACAAGTTCATTTACTTTAGTAACAATATCCTCTCTTGTTAAAGCAGCTGGAAGTAAAGCTTCTACAATAGTTAATTGTAATTTAGACTCTTCATCACCACTTGTTGCAATAACCTCATTCAAAGATTTTGCAGTTTTGTTAAGGATTTTGATTACTTCTGCATCAGAAAGACAATCAACTCCTGTATTTTTTTCAATAGTTTGGATCTCTCCTTTTACTACAGAAAGTAAATTTTTTGCTACTGCATTTCTTTCTTTGAAAGCAGTCATGTAGTCTTTGCTAATTTTTTCTTTTAAACTCATAATTTCTAATTTTTAGTTCTGCAAATGTAGAACAATTATTTTAATCTACCTAATTTATTTTAAAAAATATGAAGAGGGTGGAACGCCTGTTAAGTATGGCCGGAATCCGAGAGCCTAACCTTAACTTTTATGATCTAATCACTTGGGATTACCTTTTAATGGATTTGTGTCCTTGGTTTCGTAGTGTTACCATTCTACGCATTTAATTTCTTCATAGTGTTGGATTTAGTTTCAGTAAGTTATTTTCTTATTTATAACCTACTATCATCTGTTTAGATTTTGAGTATTTATTACCATCACAATTTCAATACTACACCTTTACATTTTATCATATATTTAAGTACAAGGTAGTTCACTAATTTTATCAAAGGTGTTAACTTATTTGTTAGCTACTTACTACCATAAACATTATTAAAGTTATGTGACCTTTGTTCATTATTTATAACAGTCAACCTTAATAACTTCTTATTATTATACAAATATATAACAAAAGTTTTAATTTGAAAAATTTATTTTAATATATAAGTAATGAAATACATTAAATTATATGAAGCCTTTGAATCACAAGTGATTACTAATACACTTAAATTCTTAACTAAAAAAATAGGACAAGATACTGCAAACTATTTCTCTAATGATATTAAAAGATTAATGAGTCAATATAATATTCCTATCTCAAGGATAAAAGAAGATGATTTACAATATCTTAGAACATCTAAAGCGATTAAAGTTAAAAGCAATGAACCTGTAAATAATAATTATGATATTTATTGTATTAAGTATTGGTTCTCTTTAGAAAAAGGATTTTTGGGTAAAACTGCTACAGGTAATTTAACTACACCATATGTTAGACTTGAAAATGATTATTCTGATAAAAATAAAAAATTCAGTGAGGATCAATTTAATTATATTAAAGATGACTTAGGAATAACAAAAGGTAAATTATCATCGGTATTAAATTATAGAGATTTAAAAACTGGTGATGATGTTCTTGCTATATTTGGAGATAACAATTCTAACTCAACTAAAGTAAGTGTAGGTAAAGTATTTATAGATACTCAGAATTATAATACAATCTTTGTTTATAATAATGATAGAAATGATGGTGTTAATGTTTATGGTGATCAACCAACTTTTGCACAAGATTATCAATATACTTGGAGATTAGGTCGTGATAATGAAAATAATGGTGATATTATAACAGATGGTGACCATTTTAGATTACATCTTTATATTAAAGATAACAGACAATTAAGATATGAAAATAAAACTATCAAAAGTAAACATAAAGCAAATTTGGCAGACTTTAATAAACCATTAAATGATAGTGGTTATATTATAGATTGGACTATACACAATCAAAATATTATTGAAAATGCTATAGAAAAATCAGACTTTGCTATTATTGTTTATATGGATAAATTACTTTCATTACCAAGTAGAAATGTTATACAAAGTAATAGAAGAGATGCTAGAAAAGGTGCCACTGCTCTTATGTCAGATTATGATATAAAACAAATAAATATTAATAACTATACTACTAAATTAGTTACTAAGTATGGATTACATAAAGATGCAGAAGATTTTTCTAAATTAAATAAAGTTGTTAATAGTATAATGTGTAATAAGTTTATTATGTTTAATCTTTATTTAGACAAAACTATGGGATCATTAAATAATCTTATTAATCAATTATATAATTTAGTAAATGAAGATGAAAGTGATAAAGAGTATTATTTTAATAATGTTTTATCTGTATTTAAAAATAGTAGAGATAGAAGTACAGATATTAATCAATTATATAAATCTAACTTAAATATTATTTTTACCTCTGGTGATGAAAATCTTATTACTATAATAAAAAGACTTTTAAATTTAGGAGAAAAGATAAATAAATATATTGAGTCTGTTGATATTGAGAATATACATGATATAATAATGATTAAATATAAGTTAAAAACTATAGAAAGTTTTATATTAGATGGTAAACATAAATTATCAACACCTTATAATGATGTTTTAAATTCATTTGATGAATCAAATAAAAGTATGAATAGATATGTTGGATATTGTGATGGTGCAACAGATGAATTTGTTTACTCAATGGAAAGATTAGATATAATTGAGAAGTTTGTTAATAGTTTATTAAAGTAAAATCAAATCATTGATTCGATCATTTATTTCATATAATAAACCCATACATTCTCTTTTCAAATCCTTTAGTCTATTAAAATCACTGACACTAATTGGTTTATTTAGAGCATCATCTATACCTCTTATTTCTAATTCAATATTGTCTCTGATTAAACCAATCTCAAATAGAATATCTCCTTTGATTTCATTTATTAATAAACTAAAATAAGGATTACTCATAAGTCTTTCTTTGTATGTAGATACATTAAAACTTTTGATAATCCTTTTTAAGTTTTTTATTACTTCTTCTTCACTACCTGAACTATGGAGTTTTTCAAAGAAGTCTTCTATGTTATGTTTCATGTTTTTAAATCTCTTTTAACTTTATAAATAAGTGATTGGCTAAATCCAGTATTTTCTTTTATCTTTTTAATATCTTGTCCCTCAATAAGTAGATTTTGTATAATGTTATATTTATCACATTTTAATGTTCTATCAACCACTCTATCCCATTTTCTTTTCATTATAGGTAAATTTAGAGACAATGCTCTATTCTTAATTTTAAGAACTACTTTATTTTTAGTTATACATATTTTTGAACATCCATCAGGTGATATATAAAAATTCTTTTTTGATGATGTTAGTATATAATATGCTTCTTCTAAAAAATATCCCCATGAAGAATCACATTTAAGATATAATAAACCCTTTTTACTTATACAACCATCACCATCTATAAATCCAATCATCATGCTAAATAGTTGGTCATTGGTTATGTTATAAGGTATTTTTACTGGATTCTTGGTTTTATTAGACAACCAATTAAAGTCATTAGATAATTTACTCACACTTTTTCTATCTGAAATTACAAGTCTTATATCATTTTTATACTCATATTTGCATACTTTTCCTATATGTTCTTCAATTTTTAAAATATATTCTTTATCTTTTATTGATAAGTTTATCTGAATGTTGGATTTTTTGTATATATGACCATCAGCAAGTATAAAACCTATCCAATAACAAGTTATATTATCAGTGTAATCAATTATTTTTGAATATTTTGAGTTATTTTTTGATTCATTAGAACCTTTTTTTATTTTATTTAAACAAGCAATTTTTTGTATATAGTTCCAAGAAAGATTTGTATCTTTAATTATTTCATCTTTAGATTTTTTATTATAATTTGATTTCAAATAATCAATCAATTTTATTTTAGATGGTTTCATATTACATATTATTTTTTACTATATATAAAATTAAACCATACCTCTTTTCATTTCCCTTTCTATATCTTTCTTTTTAATATCTTCTCTTTTATTCCATAATTTTTTACCAGTTGCCACACCAATCTTAATCTTAATTCTGTTTCTTTTTATAAAAACACTTAATGGTATAGCTGTTGTTCCTTTATCTTGTAGTTTTCTTTCAATTCTATTGATTTCTTTTCTGCTTAAAAGTAACTTCTTATCCCTGTTCTCTTCATGTTTTGTTAATGGATGTGATGATTTATATCTTGCCACATTCATATTTTTGAGCCATACTTCACCATCTTTTAAGTAAATAAAAGAATCTGCTAAAGTAACATTACCCATCCTGATTGACTTTACTTCACTTCCAACCAATACAACACCTGCTTCAAATTCCTCATGTATGTGGAATTCATAATATGCTTTTCTATTATTTACTATCATATTTTATATCTATTTGTGATCCACCTTCACGGTTTTTCATTACTCTTACTCTATCTTCTCTGATTATACCTACAAAGTCAGCCATGTACAATCCTGTGTTACCACCACTGAAATTATATTCATCATTACCTGTAGTAGTATATATTGGACAAGTGATTAATAGTTTGAAATTACTATCTACTAATTCATTTGCTATTCTTTGAAGAGAATTTTTTATTACATTATACCTACTTGTTTCACCTCTACCCATCATAAAATTATTTATGTCTAATAAGAAGTGACTTGGTGTTTCAGTTTTATCATTCAATACTGAATCAATTTTAGAATCTCTAATATAAGAAAGCATAGAAAAAGATGAATTTATTTCTGGTAACTCAATATGAGAAACTTTAGAAATAATTTCATCTTTAATTCTTTCTTCTTTGAAAGTGTAACCTAATAGAGAAATATTTGATTTATTAATTAATTCAAATAAATATTCTGTGGGTTCCATTAAATTAGTTTAAGTGAGTGTTAATCAATTCCGCTAATTTTTCTTTAGTTGTCATTCCTGTACTTCTTTCAACAATCTCTCCATTTTTGAAAAGAATTAATGTAGGAATATTTCTAACTCCTAATTCAACAAGAATGTCTCTATTCTCATCAGCATTTAATTTACCAACTTGTAATTGCTCCATAAACTCTAAAGAGATTTGATCCACAATTGGTGAAATTTGAAGGCACGGCGCACACCATTTTGCCCAAACATCTATCAAAACCAAATCATTTTTAATAAAACTTTCATAGGTTGAGGGTGTTAAATCTACTGCATTTGTCATAATTTTATATTTGTTTTATAATTATATAAAAGATGTATAAAAAGTTTATTTTTATACAGGGTGAACACCACTTTTTTATATATACTATATGGAAAATAATAATACAGAAATAGCATACATATATGCCTTATTAGATCCAAGAGATAATGAGGTTAGATATATAGGAAAAACAACACAACCAAAGAATAGATTATCAGGTCACATAAGAGAATGTAAAAATATAAAATCTCTACATTATAGAGCAAAATGGATTAGATCTCTCTTAAAGAAAGAACTATTACCTATAATAAAATTTCTAAAGATATGTCCTTTATCTGATTTTGTTAAATATGAAACAGAGTATATACAAATATATAAAAATGATAAATTAACCAATTCTGATGAAACTGGTAGTGGTAATACAGGTAGAAAAAAAGAAGTATTGGATAGACAATCAAAATCTAGTGGTAGAATAGTTTATCAATACAATTTAGATGGTAAATTTATTAAAGAATATCAATCTGTTAGATTTGCTGCAGATTGTCTAAATTTATCACATTCAAATATATCAAGGTCTTGTAATGGAATATCTAAACATGCAGGTGGATTTATATTTAGATATGAAAAAGTAAATGTTGAAAAATTAGAAAATCCAAATGCAGTAAAGAAATCAGTCATAGAAATAGATACTTTAGGTAAAGAAATAGGAAGATGGAACTCACTTATGGATTGTAGTAGAGATACTGGCTTAAGAAATGAGGCAATTAGCAAACTTTGTAATAAAAGATATGGATCCAAATCAGTAGGTGGTAGATATTTTAAGTTTGAATGAAAAAACCCACATCTTTGAGGGTTTTTAATTCAAATCTAAGTATTTTTTGAAATTTGTAATAAATTCACTTTCATCTACAATATCACTTGCTATAAGATTTTTATCAATGAAAAAGGAATACATAAACTTATCATCTAAATCATCTAGATCATCTAGTATTAGTATTTTATTTTCACTAAATAATAAAGTTATTTTATTCTTTTCAATAAAATAATCTATTGGTTTAAACTCACTAATTATATTCTCAGTATTCATATTCATTATATTGTGAAAAGTTTATCTATAACTTCTTTATCATCTGTTTCAGATATTTCTTCTAGTATTCTACTTACTTTACCTTTTGTATCATTGACAATTTCTTTTCTAACAGATAATTCAAGTAGTAATTTAGTTTGTTCATCTAACTCAATATCTTTATCTAACTTATTCTTTTCTAATACAGATATTGCAATTATAGGGTCATCCTTATACACTTCAAGAAGTTTCTTTATAAGATTAATCTGTTCTGATAACTTTAGACCTTTTAGATTAGATATTGCATTAGGTGCATTGTAAACAAATCTTGAAAGAAGTTTAATATCTTCTTCACTTACTTCTTTATCAACATAATCTGGTGTATCATAAAAATAATGTAAGTGTTCCCAAATTAATTGTAGATTTTGATTTTTATTACTATAAATATTTCTAATATAGAATAAATAGTTATCAGCTTTTAAATCTGATAGGTTTTTATCTTCAAATACTCTTTGATTACTAGATACTAACTTCCAAAGTTTAACATCTTTGTTTTGTGAAACTCTGAGCCATTCAATACATTGAACATCTTTCTGTAAATAAAAGAACTCACTTAATCTATCAATGTATTTAGCAAATACCTCTAAATATCTTTCTTGAAATCTAACTTTATATGGACTTAAATGAACATTTTCACTTAAAGCATATTGTAAGATATTTAATTCAAAGTCAGTAAGAGTAGCATTTAATTCATCTGCTTTTTTGATTATTCTTAATACTGTATGAGAAGGTGTCTTAACATTAGTAATTCTTAATATTCCTGTCTCTAAGAATTTTTCAAATTCATCAGTCCAGTAATATTCATCATTATCAATTGAATATCCAATTGCTGTACAATTAATATCAAAAGAATCAATTACCACTCTTGGTTCTGGTGAATTAGATTGATACTTTATATAATTGAATATACCATCTTTAGTAGATTCAGTTATACAATAAAAATCTTTTTCTTTAGTCATAAATGCAATACCATTATAATCTTCATACCAAATATCTTCTTTGGTAGAGTGTTCATAAAGTGTTTGAGATTTATCTTGTATTAATTTTTCTAATATACCATCAAATAAAAAAACATCAATATCATTGATGATGGCTTTGTTACCTGATACTTCTTCCCAGATTAGGTTTGCAATAGATCCACCAGCAATAAAACCACTTTGAGGAAGACCCCAAGTGGTTTTAATTCTATCAATTGCTTTTTCTGCTAATTGTTTTACATTCATTATTTTTTCTTTTTAATGTTCATTATCTCTGCCATATGGTCATTGATAACTCTTCTTGTTGTGTTTTCCTTATAAGTTTCCTTTACCTCTTTATTTTCAGGTGTATCATCTTTCTTTATTAAGATTTTATATACAGCACCAGTTATTAGTACTGCTATGAATAAACTTGGTATAATGTATTTTGCCATAGTTTTTTATTATTATCTATAAAAACATTTCATCTATCTCTGAAAACTCTTTCTTAGATTGTTCCATTAGAATATGACGACCATTTCTAATTTGAGATTTTATAGTAGATAAGTTTTTATCTAATTTATCTGCTATGTCTTTATATGACATTCTGTCAATCTCTCTCATTTCAATAACTGTCTTATAAGGTTCTTTCAATTCTGAGATATGTTTCTTCAAAACATCTGCTTTTTTACTATACACATCATAAACTGCTTCATTACTTTCAGTTTCTTGTATAAAGTCTTTTAGAGTAGTTCCTTCATCATCAAATTCAATGTCTAATGAAATACTTCTGTTTTCTATTTTTAAGTCTTGTAATGCAAGATTTCTTGCTATTGTAAATAACCAAGTTGAAAATTGAGCTTTCTCTTTATCATACTTGTCTATTTTTTCCAGTGCTACTATGAAAGAGTCTGTAGAAATATCCTCTGCTTTTTGCACATCCTTACATATCTTAGATATGAAGTAAATTAATTTTGGGTAGTATTTTGAGTAAAGTGTTGAAAAGTCTTTACCAGTTCTTTCTTTAAAAATTACTTCTTGTTCACTGAACAAGCTCATTGGGGCTGCTGTTGATACCATTAATTGCTTTTTAGTTTTTTGTTGACTTGCTGTCAATTGCTTTTGATTTATTTGATTGCTTTATATTGTAACAATTTATATTACAAAGTATATATAAAGTTTGATTAGTCCTCTATGTTTTTTTATACTTTTTAATTGTCAAAAAAGAATAAACACCTAACCTTCTCTGGGTCAGTATCTAATTGTTTCATCTTTTCAATTGTTTCAAAAAATTCTGAAATATATTCTGTCTCATACTTTGACCAGTCAACATCTAATAATTCTTTTAATGTGAAGTAAGATTTTGAATGTGCATCTCCTTCCCATTGTCTTAACTGTTCTTTATAAGCATCTGAAATATCATCAGGAACACCTCTTGGTTCACTAATAGATTCATCACCACCTCTTACACCAGCTAAGATACCAAATAAATAGTAATTTCTACCAGCATAGAATCTTTTATCTCTTACTACTGACCAGTAAGCATATTCATCGTCTTCATCTGCAAATCCTAAAATACCAAATATTAATCCACCTACTAATAATCCTACTATAAATGCCCACATAATTTTAATCTATTAATTGATTTAACTTTTTTTCTCTAATTCTTCTTGTTACCTCACTTCTGAGTAATTCTTTATCAGTATTAAACTCTCTATAATATCTGAACTTATATGCAGTCATTATAGTATTAAACTGTTTTTCATCTGCATTAATCATGTTATCTAAGATACCATCTTCAACATCTTTATAAAATCTGACTGCACCAAAATCTTCACCTCTATGATTATCATTATACCTTTTAAGAACATCAGTCATTTCTTTCATGTTTTGAATCATATTATCTAAATGTAATTCTAATTCTTCATTCATACTAAATATTTTCTAAAATTGATTTCCATGTTTTTTCACCTAATTCTGGTTCAATCTTTTTTGTAACTACAAATATAGATGTTGAAAATATTTCACCAGAGAATTTTTCATTTGGTAAAACTTCCATAATTTCAATTGGATATGATGATAAAATAGTTCTTTGGTCATATACATATAAAACTACACAATGATGATAAGTTATATCATTACCAATGATACTTTTGAAACACATAACATCACCTTTATTGGGTATTCTATCAGTTTCAAAGTCTGTTGGTAAATCAATTTCTTTATCAATATCAACAAATATTATACCATTGTAAAATGCACTTTTCTGCTTATTCATTATTTCTTTCTTATAAAATATCCACTAACCCATTCTTCTTTATCAGAAACATTAGATTTTACTAAGTACTCTGTATAAGAATATACTTCAAACTCTGTCTGATTTTTAGTTCTTTTATCTAAAACTAAACTTTCTTCTAAAGGTTTACCATCATGTTCTACAAAAGTAACAATTACTTTATCATCAATTTCTGCATTATCATTATACATTATATACATTATTTCAACATATTTTCTAATTCATCAACAGTAAGGATTTTAACTCCTAAACTAATTGCTTTTGTTTCTTTACTTGATCCTGAACCTTTAGCTTTCATTACAAGGTGAGAAGTAGTTTTTGATACAGATGAACCAATTTTACCACCTCTTGATGTAATAGTTTCTTCTAAATCAGCTCTTCTTACTCCAGTAAATACAAATGATGTACCAGCTAAATCATCACCAACTTGAACAGCTTCCACTTTTTGTGCAATTGTTATTGGAAGGTCTTTAACAAATGTATAGAATTTATCATAACTATCCAAATAAGACTTGGCTGAAATCTCAGCAAATCCTTCTATTGACATAACTTGTTCTAATGTAGGCTTTTCTGAAAACTCTAATAGAGCTAATTTTTTACTACCTAATCCTTTAAATAATCCTGTTGCATGTTGTAATTTAGATAATTCAACATTCTCAGTACATTTTCTAATTGAATCAAATACAATAGCAGCTTTTCTCTTACCAAATCGATCGATTGATTCAAAATCTTTTTTAGTTGCATTTAAAACAGCTTCAACTGTTTGGTAACCTGCATCCCATAATTGATTAATAACACCTTCTCCAACATTATCGGCTTCTAAAATTTCAAAGAAAGAAACAATTTGTTTTGTTTTTTGTGTATCAGTTTCAGTTAGAGTAATCAATTCAATTCCTGCTTCATTCCATCCAAGTTCAACACCTTCAATTGTTGGTAGAACAAACTCAACAGTTTTAGTAACTTCAACGATTTTAGGAATAACCATACCACTGCGGATTACTCTAATTTTTGAACCAATACCCAATCCATTATCCTTAACAAATTTTGCATTATTTCCAGTTACATTAGAAACAGTTACTCCATCTAAATTAATTGGTTCCACCTGTATAACAGGTTTCAATAAACCCTGTTTAGAAATATTCCAAGTTATTCCAGTTACTGTTGTTATTTTATTTTCAACAAAAGAAATGTGTTTAAAAGCTCTTGAAAAACAAGGATTTGATGTTGAAGTTTCTCTACCTAATTCTTCTTGTAATTTTAGATTATTTATCTCAATAATAAGACCATCAATTTCATAATCAATAGACCACTCTTTGAATAAATCAATTAATAAGTTTTCTGATAAATCAGATATTTTAGAGATATGATAAGAAACTTTAATATCTTGATTATTATTTAGTTCATCAATAAGTTCTTTTTTTGTAGATAATCCATCAATAACACCACCATATTTAATATAATCAATATCTTCTAATATATCATGTAAAGTTTTAGAATTCAACATTCCAGCTACTAAGTTTCTAGGATTTGCAAATTCTTTTGAGTATTTATCTAAAAATACTTTTTTAGACATTATGACTTCTCCATAAGTTATGGAAAAGTTTGTATTTTTATTAAGTTTATTGTTTATTAATTTATAATGTTCATTAGAATTTTGTCCAATAAACCCATCACCTCTAGTAGTTGCAGTATCTTTTATTTCATCAACACATAAAGATAATCCATCAAACTTAGGAGTAATAATCACCTCTTCATTTTTAGATATTCCTTTTAACCTACACCAATCAGATATTTCCTCCATAGTTTTAATCTTATTCATACTAAACATAGGAATAGGTAATTTAACCTTTCTAGAATCATCCAATACTTCAATTCCTACTTTATTAAAGTATTCATTTTCTGGATCATACTCTAAAAGAGTTTCTAGTAATTGATCATAATCATAATCAGACATTATAGGATTTCCTTGTCTGTATTTATCATTAGCTTCTTCTAATTTTTCTACTATTCTATCTATCATATTAAAATTCTTTTTCTATATTTTTACCTCTTTTTTCCATATCTTCTCTAATCAACTTCTCAATATATCTTGACCTCTTGGGTATTTCATTTTTATCCAAAAAATCATCTAATTTATCTAATAGTTTTTCATTAACAGAAAATGATATTTTTCTTTTCTTTTTATCCTCAGATTTCTTATTTGCCATTGTATATTTTTTATTTTACAAATATATATAAAATATTTCAATTTATTACAAAAAAAGTATAAAATTATTACTTTTTGAGTTTTGAAACTTAATATATACTATAACAAAAATAAGTAATTAAATTATGAAAACAAAGAGTAAAAAGGAAAAAGTGATAGTATCATTATCAATTGACCAAAAATTAGATGATTATATGAATGAAATGTTTGATAATAAATCTCAATATATTGAGTGGTTGGTAGAACAGGATTTATTAAAAAATGGAATAGATTTAGAAAAAATTATACTATAATATGAAAAGGAAAGGTAATGGATATTGGACATATGAAAGATGTAGAGAAGAAGCTTTAAAATATATTAGTTCATCTGAATTACAAAGAAATTGTAGTAGTGTATATAATAAAATCTATATTAATGGTTGGAATGAACTTACTCAACATTTTATTAAAATTGGGAATAGATATAAAAGATTGGTATATGTTTATGAATTTAGTGATAATTTTTTCTATGTAGGTCTTACAGGTAATATCAATAGAAGAAGAAAACAACATATTAATGATATTGATAGTTCTGTCTATAAACATTCAAAATTAACAAAGTTAAATCCAAATTTATTGATAGTATCTGATTATATTGATGTTGATAATTCAGTAGAATTGGAAAAAATCTATTTTGATAAATATATTAAAAATGGTTGGATTTCACTTAATAAAGTAAAAACTGGTAATATTGGTTCATGTAATATAAAATGGAACAAAGAAGAATGTATTAAAGAGAGTTTGAAATATTCAAAGATAATAGATTATCAGAGAAATTCTAAAAGTTCATATAACTCAGCACTTAAAAATGGTTGGGTTGATGAAATATGTTCTCATATGATAAGAAGAAAGTGTAAAAATGGTGAATATAATGATAAAAACAAATGTTTTATTGAAGCAAGTAAATACAAAAGTAAGTCAGAGTTTCATAAAAATAATTGGAGTGCCTGGAATTACTCAAAAAAGAATGGTTGGTTGTATGATTTTTATGATAACTAACTTTTAATAATAATACTATATAATATAGATAAAAATAAAATAAATAATAATGGATTTTACAAATAAATATAATGATAAAGAGAAAAAGAAAAATGGAGTTTTTTACACTCCAAAAGACATAGCTGAGTTTATGGCTAGTAAAAGTAAGTTTGATGATGGTAAAGGTATATGGTTGGATCCTTGTTGTGGATTAGGTATATTAGCCATATCACTGGCATCAATTCAAGATGATCCTATTGATTTTATAGAAAATAGACTCATAATCAATGATATGGATAAATTTCAATTAGATATAGCCTTAAATAATTTTAAAGAAAAATTTGGTGTTATTCCTAAAAGTTTCAATGAGGATTTTTTATCTTATGATTTTAAGTGTGATTATGTTATAATGAATCCACCTTACTTCAAATATAAAGATAGTGATATATATGCATATTTTATAGAAAAGGTTTGTAATATATCAAATGGATTTATTAGTATAAATCCCATTTCATTTACTAATGGTTCAAAATTTAAAAAGATTAGAAAATCTATTTTAGATTTTAGTTCTATAAATTTGTATCATTTTGACAATATACCAGGTCATATTTTTGATGATGCTGATGTTAGAGTTTCTATAATTGTATCAAGTAATGTAGAAAATAATAGAAAGACAACTACTCAAATTAGATGGCAATCAAAGAAGAGGGAAGAAATGATTAAAAATTTGGATAGTAATTTAGATGAAGCTATTTTTACAGAAGATATTTTTTATAAAACATCACCAAATACAACACATCTTATACATGATAATACATTATCAAATTATGTGGTTAATAAATCAGATTATCCAATTTATATCACTAGTCTTACAAGATATTTTATAACAGGATCAACTAAAAAATTAGATAGAAATGGTCAGATAGAGATTTTTCTAAAAGATGAAGATTCATATAATAAAGCTTTAATTATGATAAATAGTTCATATCTTTATTGGTGGTGGAGAACATCAGATAGTTCAATGTCTTTAACTAAAAGAACTTTATTATCTTTACCATGGATAGATTTCAAATATGAAAATGATATAATATCTGAGGTATTGGAAAGTGAGAATATAAATAAGGTGTATAAAATGAATGCTGGGAAATCACAGGAAAATATTAAACATAGTAAAGAATTGGTTGCCAAATTAAATTCATTATTTATACCAGGGGACTTTATTAAACTTCAAGATTAAAAATAAAAAATTCCCTTAAAGGGAATTTTTTATTTTGTGTTTAGAAAATGTTGTATAGATACTTCACCAACATGTTGTTTAATTTTACCAAAATCTATATATGTTCTACCATCATTATCTTCTTTAAGATCAGTCTTTTTGAAAGAAAAAGTTGCATTTTTGTGTATATATTTATATCTACTTGAAGTTCTTCCACCTCTTTGTATAATATCTTCAATATCATTCTTATTAACATAATGTTTATTATCAACTAAGGATAATTTGTTTTCAGTAAAAACTTTTCTAGTATTTCTACCACAACTTCTAACCTCTATCTTAAATGAAAACTTACTTTTATATTCATCAATTGTCATTATACTTATTATACCATTATTATCATAACTAATAATGTGATCAAAGTTATTTGTAATAATATCTTCAATATTAAAAATTTTATTATGTCCTTGGTTTTCTAAAATATTGTAGTTTTCTAATTCACCACCAGTTTCAAATAAAGATTTTACATATTCCTTATATTTTTCATTTTTTGATGTAAAATCAATTGGTTTACCATTATCATCATATGTAAATCCACAAGATTTACCATATGCAACAGGTTCTTTTATTTCAAAGATTTTAATTTTATTTTCAATCTTATCAGTTATTACCAAATCTGACATTCCTGAACCACCATCTTGTTTAATAGAATATCTTTCATTTTCATAAATACCATTCCCAATATAAACACATCCTAAATGATTTGCTATTGTTTGTATTATCATGGTTTCAACTATTCTACCAGGTTGGAATAAAATTAAATTATTTATTCTATTATTTATATCATTTCTTAGGAATGGTAAATTTTCTAAAATATCAGATACTTCATCAATTCTTTCAAAATTATCTCTCACTGCATTTTTAATTTTATTTAGTGATGCTAAATTTATTCTTAACTCTTTATTTTTTAACTCTTCTATCATATTACTATTATTTTTTTACAAAGATAAGGTATTAAACTAATTTATCCAAATTTTTATTTCTATTATATGTTTTTTCATCATAGACTTCTATGACATATCCTTCTATCTTAAACTCAGTTGCCCATTTGTCATAACCTGTCTTATAGGAAGGATGTTTTTCTAATACCTTATCAATTGCTTCTTGTTTGTTTTCAGCTACTACTTGAAAACTTGGCATTGGTCCACTTCTCCAACCACCATCATTAAATGTTACATCATATATTTTCATGACACAAATATACAAAATAAAACTTAAAGAATAAACAAAAATTAATATATACTAAAAAATCATTTTAGAATAATGGCAATTCAAAGTTCATTTCCAAAGGTAGCAGACCAAATAATATCTTATAATAAAAATATTGTTGAAATACTATCTAAAATTAGTTCATTAACAACAACAACTGAATCATCAGTAAACCTTCAAATATATGATGCAAATGGAGTATTAAGAAACTTCACAATGCCATCCTTTACATCTTTAAAAGGTGAGATTGATAGACTAAATAATAATATAAATTCATTATATGGTATTGATGGTGCTGGTTCTTTAATACAAACAACTACACAAAACAAATATAAAAAATTGGTTACTGTAGATTTGAATAGAGATCCTACTCCTATTAGTAGTGTTGGTTTTATATCTACTTTTAAATCAAGTCCTAACTGGTTCTTTGATTCATTAATGGATCCAATGATTTCTATTGAACTGGATTTATCTAATAAAATTGAAGATAATGTAAGAAAATGTTTAGTAAGAAGATATATGGTTGATTTTGAAAAAAATGCAGATGGTTCATTAACTACTAATGGTCAATCAGCATTAAATTCTTATAACCAATTATTTAGAGGAAATGCAAATATTATTATTTCAGAATTTGAAAATTGGCACAAAACTACTACAGGTGTTTTAAATGCTATTAATCCTAAGTTTGATGAACAGATTTTTGATTTAGAACCAAATAACTTATTATATGATGGTCAATTTAGTGTATTAAGAATACAAGAAGATAGATTAAATAAAAAACTTTGGTATGTATTAGATACACTTGAGTATTTAGTAGTTGATGCAGGTCAAACTAAACAATTGGCAGTTGGTGATGAGTTAATTATTAATACTGCAAAATCATCTACTAAGTATAAAATTATAGAAGTTTCTACAGTTGAAAGTAATCCAAGAGTTAGAGTTGAGAGATTAGAAGGTATTGAACCAATTCCAGTTGGTATTGGGACATTAAAAGTTTATTCTGATGTTATCTATACTAAAAAATGTAGAGTAAGTGTTGGTTACAATGAGAGAAATGTTCTTTTCATTAAACCAATTAATACTGATAATCACTTAGTTGCTAAGAAATGGAGTTTAGGTACAGGTTACTATACTAATGATTTAAGATTGGATTCTTCATCTACTGCAAATGGTTTATCAATGGAACAATTCTATATTGATTATGTTTATGACTATGGTGTTGTTTTACAAGATTTAGTTGCTAAGAAAACTCCTAATATATTAGGTGGTACTCCTGTTGCACCGGCTTTAAGTGTTGATAACTTTAAAGTTGTACAAATCAATAAACACCTTACAGACTCACCAGATTCTAATTTGGTTAAACAAAAACACAATTATCAATTATCTCTTAAATCTGAGATACAGCAAATACAAGAAGCAATTTCATCAAGAAATAAAACAGCTAAATTTACTAAATATAAATCTGACTCAGCAAAAAAACAAGCAGACTTAGAGATTGAAGGATTAGTATCTAAAAAAGATAGTAAGAGTAAATTACTTGCATCAGTAACTCAAGAGATTATTGATCTTTCTAAAGATCCTAAAACTAAAGTTGAACCTCAATTTAATGTAAGAGGTTTCTGGACTATTCCTGCTGCAGTTATTACAACTGGAACTAGACCACAAGAAATTGTACAATTCAGAGTTCAATATAGAAAAGTAAGTAAAGATGGTAAAGAATCTCCTGTTGAAACTTATTCAATAACAGATTCTCAAAGTAAGGCAGCTTTCTCTAACTGGTCTGAATATAAAACAGATGCAAGAAAAAGAGTTTATAATAGTACAACTGGTGAATACACTTGGCAAATTGAAGATGTTACATCAGCAGATACACCAAATATAAATCAATTTGATTTACCTATTTTACCAAATGAAAGAATTGAATTTAGAATTAAATCAATTTCAGAGGTAGGTTGGCCAGAAGCAGCAGTTGAATCAGATTGGTCTGATATATTGACTGTGGACTTCCCAGATGACTTAAATACGGTTCTTAATGAAACTGACTTTATATTAAGAGAAGCTACTAAGGAAGACTTAAAAACAAGTATGAATGCTGAGCTATCTGCTAAAGGTTTAGATGAACACTTATCAGATACAGTAACAGTTAATAATGTTACTTATCATCATGAAGCTAAGAAAGTTCTTTCAGGATTCCAAGATGAAAATGGAGTTTCATTAGATTTATATACTTATATTAAAGCTTTAACTGATAGAATTACCTCATTAGAAGAAAAAATCAAAAGAGCTAAAGGTGAACTTGAAATCATTATTCTTAGAAATAATCAAGAGTTTATTATATCAAATGGTTCTGAAACAACATTTAATGTTGAGTGTGAAGATTACTTAGATTCTTATACTGCAACAGGTGCACCAACAGGTAGAGTTTACCAAAACAATATCTATGTGATTAAAGACTTTGTTGTTAAGTTTAGAAATAAAGCTACAGAATCTGTACTTGGATTATTATCTAATAGAAATTATGTTGATGGTAGTGGAACTGTTTATAACTCAACTGCACCTCAAACCTTCTGGGTAAATAATCAAGATGAATTAAAAACAGTTGATGTTAGTGGTCAAACAAGAACACAACTTGATAATCAATATATCTGGATGGTTAATTATGATTCAATTACTCAAACAACAGTTTCTAAATTATCAGAAAATGTTGGTAATGCATTTAATACAGATAATTCAAACTCAGTAACAAGTGTACTTTCATCAACTGAATATAACCTTGGATATAATGAGTCATCAATATTAGCATTTATTGGTAATAATAAATCATTACTAGATCCAACAAAATGGAATGATAGTACTATTTCAGTTGCATCAACTACTAAATTCTTGACTACAATTCATCCAGTTGTTAAAGACCTTGAAAGTATTCAAGAAGTAAATAGTGATAAGATTCATACAGTTGCTGCAGGAGATAAAAACTCTATAATAGTTCCATTGAATATTTATTTCAAAATGAACTCATTGGATAGTAGTCAAAATGGATTAAACTATCAATATATTGATTTGAATAATTCAACTCAAACAGTTAAACATGTTAAAAAGTTAAAATTCTTTGTAGAAAATGAATCTGAAAATAGACCATTTACATTCACTCTTAAATTTAACTTAAACAGAAATAAAGTTGCAGTTAGAAAATTCAATAATATAGGTGGTGGACCTGCATATATTGATGATTATTCAACAACAAGTAAAAAATAATAAGTCATATTGAAATCATTTGCAATATTAAGAACCAATGTTGGTTTAACAACTAATATAAAAATAATGATTGATACTAACTATAAATTAAGTTTAGATAGTATTGAATCAAATATGAATTTGTCTTTTGATAAGTTCAAAAAGGTCTCATTTAATAAGAGTAATTATTATGATGAACTAATTCCTTATTTTTATAAAGATTTACCTGCAGAAACAGCATATAGTATAAAATATGAGAGTGATGCAGAAACAATGTCAAATGATTTTGCTTATCAGTATGATGAGTTATATAACTATGGTGCAAGAAATATTATAGATAATAAAAATTACTCAGAAGAGTATGAATACTTTGCACCTCTTTATATTACTAAAACAGGACTTCCTAAAAAGTTTATTGTATTTAGAGTAGATGAACCAGGTATTGGAACATTAACAACTGCAAATTTTAAAACAGAAATAATTAATAAATTAAAAACTGTTAAGTTATTTGACTTGACAAAAGAAAGTATATTTGGAGAATGGTTACACACTAACTTTATTGATAATAAATATTTTCCAGATTCACCATTAGAAATAGACTTTAGAAGTCTTGAGTTTTGTAGATGGAATGGTATTGATTATCAAAATGGTGGTTATACATCTAAGTCATTATTTATTGATGATATTTTAGATGAAGAAAAAGAGATATTTGAACTTGAAAAGTTTGTATTTGACTCTTATAAAAACAATAAAGTTGTTTTTCCTAACATATTAAACTTATCATTTTTATTTGATGATACACCTTCTACGCCAGAACAAAAAAGAAGATGGTCTATAAATAGATATTATGGATTTTATTTAGATGATTTAAAGTTGGTAACAACAATGTCATCTTATATACCTGTACCTTTAAAAAATGATATTATTGTTTTATCAGGTACTGATAGAAATATATTATCGTCACCAAGTGGTTATCCATTTGAAGAAGTTTGGACTGATAAAAAGCCTTTTTATGTAGAGTATAGTGGTAAATATTATAAAGTAGAACAATATACTGAAACTATAACAAATCAACTAATTAAGATTAAAAATACTACAGGTAATACATCAGTTGATAGAATGGAAAGAGACTTAGGATTTAGTTCATCTAAAAAACAAGCATCTACTGTTAAAATGGTTAATACTAAAAACCTAACAACAAATACAAAATCTGCAGTTGAGAATTATGGTGAGGTAATTGTAACTAAATATAGAATAATATCTGATTTAGATTTTGGTGGAATGACTTATTCAAGTTTCAATCAAAACTTTGGTGAAATTAAAAACAATCAATTGATTGATATGAGTAAAAATCCAATTTTAATAGATGGATTTGATAGTGCTGATATTTGGTTAATTAATATAGATGGTGTTTACCATAATTTAATTAATAGTGGTACTAATTCAATTAGTGTTAATAGTGATTACTCATTCCAATTTAATGAGAATAGTTATACTTATAAAGTAAATGGTGTTGAAAAAACAATCAATACAATAGTTGACTTTAATAATCCACCTACAATATTTGATATTTACAAATTAAAACTTACAGATATTAAAGACTTTGATGATAGATTAGTTGATACTGAGTATTCTAAATATGAATATGAGAAGTCAACTGAATTAACAAATACTGATGAGACTAAGATGTATTTTGAAGATTTGACAAGTAAAACTGATCCAAGAGATTTAGATGACTTTGTTTATAAGAATGAAGTGGTTAAAATTCCTGTATCATCTGAGTACACTGCAAATTATGAAACTTTTAAAGTTGATGATACAACTGGTAATTTATCAGAGTTATGGAGAAAGAACTCAGTTTATTGTAGATTTGGATTTCAAAACTCAATATCAGGAAATGACGTACCTTACTTATTAAATAATTCATTAATATTTGAAGATTATAATAGGACTGTAAATGTTTCTGATATTCATCCTAAAAGAATTGAAAGAAATTTAGATTACTTTTATACAATAAACTCAGCAACATCATCATATTTACATCATACATTACATGTTGAGGGATTTACCTATAGTAGTATTGATAACACATTTAAGTTTGAGTTAGATAAATATTTGAACTTACAATATGATATGGTTTTAGGTACTTATTCTTATGATTACTTTAGTTATTTCTTTAGCAAACAAACACAATTTTTAAATGGTGATATTAAGAAGAATACTAGAAAATACTCTTATTTTAATGTAGGTGATGACTCTGTACCTAATCATAGTTTATTTAGAGGTATTAGATTTGATGTTTATAAAGTAGAAGGTGTTAACTTAAACTCTAATAATCAGATTGATAAAATTAACATATCAACAAATAATGATTTTGTAGATTATAAAATGTCTGTTTTATTATCTGATAATGATTATCAACCAATATTTTTAGATAATAATTCAAATCAAATTATTGGGTTGACATATTCTCCTAATCAATTAGAATGGAGTATAATTGATGAGTGGAAAATGGATAAAGTTTATGCAACTGGTTCAGTTGTTATATTTGATGATATTTTATTTACTAATCCTAATGGTACTTTAGGACCTTGTGGACCTACAATTAACTTAAATGGTAATAATGTTATATCAAATCCAAGTAATCAAGGTTGGAATATTTATAGTGATGGAGTAAATAATGATAATAGAATATTTTGGTCACCAAGACAAAATGATACATTTATTTATAATTCTGGTGAGTATTGGCAAAAAAACTTTACAACAGAAACAGGAAGTGATTATATAAATTTTTGGATTCCACCAGATACACAATCTAGTTCTAATTATGGAACAGGAAGTATTGTAATGTATAACAATAAGGTTTATATATCTAATACATATAATAATAACTTTCATCCAAATCAAAAACAATGGATAGATATATCAACTATTAGTAAGTTTGATTCTAGTATAACATATTCTAAGTCAGATATAGTAATAAGTACTGATTCATATTATATTTCATTAGTTGATAAAAACAAAGGAAATAATATTGAAAATAGCCTTGTATGGGAAAGAACTGTAAATAAACCAACTGCTGATTTATTTTATTGGAAATTAATAGAGATTTGGAATCCAACTAAGAGATATGAACAACAAGCTTATGTTGTTCATAATAATGTATTATATAGAAATTTTAGACGTCAAGTAACTCAAATGCAAGTACAGCAACTTTTTAGACCTCAAAATCCTTATTTAGAGATGTTACCTGGTTTTGAACCAGGAGTTGATGTTGATTGGGCTAGACAATATAGTTTAGTTCCAGATACAGATTATACTTATAGCATATATAGTAATCCAATTATTTTATTAAATGATAGATATTATATGGCAACTAATAAAACAGAAGATTCAACTCTGGATAATGGTATTGTAATCTATATCAATAAAAAGTGGGAAAATATATTGGTTAATATAAATATATCAGATAATACATATACTAATGTTTCATCAACTAATAGAGATGATCTTTATAATGAGTTATATAAGAAATTAACTGCTACTAATTTTATGACTGCTATAAATGATATAACTAATAAATATGGATTTACAGATTATGTATCTTATATAGTTATTGATAATGATAATACAATTAGTAAGTATAGTTATACTAATAATATTACTAGTCTACCTTATATAATTAAATGTGAAGGACCTGATAGTTTAGATGTTAAAATACAATCTTTGTTAAAAAGACCTATTTACTTACCTAATCCATTAAATCCAATTAAAAAGTTAGAAAAGGGTAAGATATTAAATATTAATCAATTAAACTACTATAATGGTAATCCAGTTGGTGTAAATATAATTGAAAATAGATTTGCTCCTAAAGTAACTGAGAATTATCATGGTGCTACAAATTATATAAAAGATACTATTTATAGATTCAGTGGTTATTATATGCCATTATTTTATGATATAGAATTATTTAAAAGAGATTATGAGTACAAAGAAGTAGGTAATTATTTATTTGATACTTCATTAACAAATTTTGGTATTATTAAAGAAAGAAAAGTTAGAAAGATAAATAGAAAAGGAAGTATTCTAAAATTAAAAGATAGTCCAGATGAGAAATCTATCTATCCAATGTTAGATGAATTTGGTTACTCTATCTATGACTTTTTCATATTCTCATCAACTTGGGATTTAAAGTATTACTTAGAAACATCTACATTAACTAAGGCAAATAAAGATTATTTAGAGAAATATACAATAGATGAAAATATTGTAAATAACAATAATATAGTAATACCTATTACAATACCAACAAATATTGGACCATCAAATTAATAATAAAAATGAGAAGAAGTTATATATCACCAGAGTATCAAACTAAAGCAGTATATGGAACATTAAACATGCTTGAAGAAAGTACATTTTTTGGTGCAAAAATGTTAGAAATAGAAGATAGTATAAGTATAGATACTTTAGATATAATCTACTATCAAAATCAAAATGGTGAACAATTAGACCTTTCAATTGAATCATCATTGGCTTCTATTGTTTACTCTTCATCTTTAGATAAAAAAGGTAATCATACTTTAATTTTGGATCCTTCTCAACCAAAATATCAGTTAGATAATAATACAAGATGGATATTAACAATAGATTTAAAAACTATAATAACTGACTATTTATTTGCTACACTTAAAAAGTATAGAACCTTTGAAGGTATCAAAAATGATATGAATATTTATGCAAATACAGATACTGCAATTAAGAGTTATATAAACTATAATATTCTTAATAGATATAAATACAAAGGTATTCAATTATATGTAAACTATATAGATTTAAGAAACCAAACAGCATTAAGATATAGTAATGAATGGAATAAAAATGTTATTACCAATTCTAACATTTTAACTAAGTTACAAACTGAAACTGAGTTTGATGAGTCTTCAATTAAGGTTACTTTTAATCAGGAGAAACCAAGTTCAACTTATAGATTTGATTATTATTTCAATATTTTATTTGAAAAAATATAAACTTACTTAATGTAAACTCATAAAAAACTTATGAATGAAGAGTTTCAAAACAATCTTGTAAATTTTCTAAAACTATTTAAAAATAGACCTTATCATCTAGCTAAGTATCTAATGGATAACTCTGCTCTAACAAAAGACTTTTATAATAAAATATCAAAATCTGATAAATTGGAAAACAATAAATACTTTACTGATATAACAGAAATGAATGAGTTCTATAATTCAATATTAGATATTAAGAAATCTAAAAAGTCTATAGAAGAGATTACTAAGACTGCAAATGAAAAAATGGATGAACTTATTAAAAGTGAAAATTTTGAACAAGCAGCAAGGCTTAGAGATTATATGACAAAGAATAAAATAAAAAGATTGAAGTAACTAAACTTTTTCAATTTTACTAATAAAACTAAAACACTTAAATTAAATAAATATGACACAAGAAATTTTAAACCCAGAATTAGGTAATCCAGACTTTGATCTTTTATATGCAGATGATATATATAAAAGAGGACAAAAGTTACAAGATAAATACCTTGATTCACTTTATGACTCTATTCAAATAGAGACCCCATCTGCTGGTTCAGTAGTAAGATCTACTTATTTGGGTATGATGTCCAATCAATATGTGTTCAGTGTTGTTGGTTACAAAGATGATGTTCGTATTGAGAACAAACCAGGTGAGGCAAAATACCTTAACTCCATTGAAGTTGGAGAACAAGTTGATTTGTTAATCACTGAGGTAGTACAAAGTACTTACTTCATCAAAGGAAGTATTGCTTCTTTATATGAATCTAGAGCTCATGAAAATATGAAGTCTTTAGAGGAAGGAGAATCAGTAACTGCTTATATTAGAGCTTTAAACCCTGCAGGTTACGATGTAGAGTTGACAAATGGAGGAGTTACTCTTCCTGCGTTTATGCCTAATACCTTGGCAGGTATCAACAAGCTTTATGACCCAAGTTCTATTATTGGAGACACTTTCCAAGTAATGGTTGAGTCATTCTCTGAACATGAAGGAACTTACATAGTAAGTCGTAGAAAGTATCTACAAAGCTTGATTCCTGATGAAATCAGTAATCTTGAGTTCAATACTCTATATTCAGGTAGAGTTACTGGTACTACACCATTTGGTATCTTTGTTGAGTTTAATGAATGTCTAACAGGTATGATCCACAAAGCTAATGTAATAGAAGAGTGGCAAAACAGAATCTCTGAAATCAAACCAGGACAAGAAATTGAATTCTATATCAAGGAGATTATCAAAGATAAGATTATCCTTACACAAGTTTTGAGAGAAACTTTATGGGACACTATCAAAAATGGTCAATTGATTGAAGGTAGAGTAAAAGATGTTAAACAATTTGGTACTTTGGTTATCTTAGATGATGAAACAGTTGGATTAATCCACACATCAGAAATGGAGAAACTTGGTAAGAAGTTCACATCTGGACAAGATATTAGAGTGAAAGTTCTATCAGTAGATAGAAGTTCACGTAAAATCTTCTTAACTTTAGGATAATACCTAATTCAAATAAAAAACCTCATATTTTCATATGAGGTTTTTTTTATACTTCTACTACCCATTGTCCTATTGCAGTTCTAAAATGTTCTACTCTCATTACAGTTATCACAGTTAATGTAAACTGATTTTCACCAGGTCTTAGTTCACAAACTACATTTAATTTTGTTTCTTTATCTCTGATGATGAATCTATTTGGTTTACCATTTTCATCTTTAATATCATATCTATCTTGCATTAATGCAATTGTTATTTCCTCAATTGCTCTTTCAACTAAATCTTTAATTTCACTATCTTCAATTTTCCCACTTAATTTATTGAAACCATGTCTATATTGTTGAATTGATGCATGTTGTATTTTTTCAAGGTCTATTCTAATTTCAACCTCTTTTTGTAAATTACCTAATTCAGTCTTACCACTTCTAAAACCAATAGGTCTAAAGTTTTCAAATTTTTTAATTATCATATTATATGAATTCCTTTTTCATTATTTGAAACCATATTATCAAATGCTCTTCCTATTTTCCACCAACCTTTATCATTACTTTCACCTACAGGTTCATGTCTTGATATATTCTCTCTGGATAAACAAATTAATATGGGAAAGTCAAAATGACTTTCAATATATTCAGCAGTTCTTCTTGCCATATCTAAATCATCTGTATTCAAAATAGATTGATATGCCAAACCTAAATGTGATGCGCCTTGTGGTTTAACCCACCAATCAACATCTAAATTATCAAAAACTTTTATAGATTCTAACCATTTAGGATCACCATGTTCTACTAAAAAAATTAATATAAGAACTTTATTTTCTTTTTCTTCTATTGACTCAAAGTATTTAAGATATTTCATTAACTATATATAAAATTATCAGACATAAAAAAACCTCTATTAATTAAAATAGAGGTTTAGTTTAATAAAAGGTTTTATTATTTTTTACCTTTTTTGTCAGTAGTTTCATCAACTACTGGAATGTCAATAACATTACTATTATTTGCAGGTTTCATACCTTTACCCATCATTTCCATGATTTGCATTCCAAGTAATCCATCTAATGAACCATTACCTTGTCCACCACCATTGATTAATAAGTCAGGCATAATTTTCACTTTACCTTTACCAATCTCTTCTGTTACTTTGAATGTAGTAAAGTTATCTTTACCCATTGCATTAACTGCCAATTCATATGCTTTAGCAGTAGAAGTACCTACAGCTAATATTGCATCTGCATCTGCTTCACCAATAAGTTTTTTCTTTGTTGCTTCTGCTTCAGCATTTAATTTAGTTGCCTCTGCATTAGCTTCTGCTGCAATTTTTACTGAACTAGCAGCACCTGTTGCTTTTTTAACTTCTGCATCTGCAATTTTCTCTGAAATCTCAACACCTTGATTTGCTTTTACAACTTCACCTTGCATATCTGCAATTGCAGTTTGTTTTTCAACACCTTGTCTTCTTACTTGAGCTTTTTCTTGAGTTTCATAAGTAACTTGTTGTTCTTCTGCAATTTTACGATCAGTTAATGTTTTCATTAATGATTCTGGTGGTGTAATATCACCAATCAATGTATCAACTGCATGAACATTCAATATTCTTCAAGAACAGAAGATATTGATTTTTTTGCAGCATCTTGTCTTGATTGACGAGTAGATAAGAATGCAATAACATCTGAATCTTGTGCAGAGTTTCTAAAATAGTTACCAATTGTAGGCTCTAATACTTGTGATACAAGGTTTTGCATAGAACCAAAACGTGCAATTACTTTTGGTGCTTCTGTCATTGGAATGTGAATAATCTGAGATACATCTAAGTTAAATGGGAAACCATCTTTAGAACGAACAGTAATTAAAATCAGTTCTTGTAACTTTATCAGGTGTATCATAAAGAACTTGTTCAAGTGCCATTTCTCTTGCATCATCAGTAGGTAGTTTTTTAAATCTCCAAGAACTAAACATTAGTTTTCTTGATACTCCTTCAAATCTAACATAGTTATCAATATGTGTATAAGTACCTCCACTCCAATTTTTCATTTGTTTGCTAACACTTGATAATTCATTTATCTTATACATACCACCTTTAACCAAAGTTTTGTAACTATCACTCTTACAGATAAGAATATCTCCTTTTGATAATTGTGAAAACTCTAATGGTTCTTCAACATTCTCTATTTTCCTAGCTATGTCAATTTTTGGCAAAGGTTTACCATCAGTAGTTTCAAAGTTATTGACTGTATACCAACCTATATCTTTAATCCAAGCTCTACCAATTCTATCTTTCTTACTATTCTCTAATGCAACTACTTGATATGGTAAACCCTTTACCAATTTTATAGTTGCTTTTTTACAAATTACTACCATTAGTCTAACATTGTTTTTTTAACATTACCTTTTTCTTTTAATTTCTTAAATGAAGATGGACAATCCTTAATACCATTTTGCATCCAATCTTGGAAATCCATATGTTCAAGATAATCTTGTGCAGTTGGAATAAATCTCATTCCAAAATCTTCAAGAATATGAATTTCACAAATATCTTTCACAGATACTTCTTTACCATCAGAGTTAGTAATGGTATAACCAAAAATAGGTATCATTACCTCATGGATCCAAAAGGCATTATGAGTTAATGCTCTATGTCTGTTATCTGAAATATAAGCCTTAGAACAATCCATTTTAACATGAATTTCTAAATAATCTTCTAATTGTCCTCCAAATCTTCTTACTGATGATTTAGAGTGAATGTGTGCATTTGCCATACTATTTGTTATAATCTAATTTTTTTGTTAATTCTATTAGGTCTTCCTTAGTTAATTTACTAAGTATAAATTTAATTGTATCTTCTTGATTAGTGAAGTAATTTAAGTTATCTGATATAAAGTCAATATAATCTTCTTGTTCTCCTAATCCCAATGTTAATAATTTGTATTCTCTTTCAAATTCAAGACCACCATTTACTAAATACTGACCACCTACATCTTTCAAGTCTTTTCTAAATTGTTCAATACTTTTATCTCTTGATATTTCAAACTCAACTATCCTATTAATATCATAATCAAAAGTATCTACAATATCTTTGGATTCTTTCAATCCAAGACCACTTACTTCCTTTATAAGTTTTACAAATGCTAATTTACTTGGTGTTTTTTGAACACACTTCATTCTTATCTTTTTCATATTACATTACTCTTTTAGTGGCTTCATTAAATAAATAGGAGTCAATAATCTTTTGGTCAACTTTACATACTTGATTAAAAGTATCACCAAAAGCGGATGTTTCATCATTATAATTGTGTATAGTGAAGTCAGATAGTCTATTTTTTTCAAGTTGATCCATTTCAGTCTTTGATAAATCATTGATTTGTAATAATCCCATTTTAGTAAGATTTTTACATCTACTAATTCTATCTGTATGTGAGGCAAATATACTAATACTTTTATCCATATTTTTATCCCAACCTGTTTCAAACAAGATTGATGAATGGAAAATAGTGTATATTGAAGTTTGTTTTTTGTTGAACCTTTCATAAGCTCTGAAAATATCAGGTTCAACCATATTTAGTATGTTGTTGAATACTTCTGGGTTTTTAATTTCTCTGAAATTTAAGTAGTCACCTTGGAAAATTTCACTTCCTAATTCATCTTTAATCTCACCTAATAATTCCCAATTGTAGTTTAATATAAAACGTAGTACAGTATCTGCATCAAATACAGGAATACCTATTTGTTTAAATAAATTAGCCACTCTAGTTTTACCAGAGTATCTACTACCACTTAATCCGATCTTAATCATACTATGTTTATATTTTTTACAAAGATATAACTTTATTTATTATTTATCTATTATTTATCTATTTTTTTTTATAATAATAGTAGGAGAGTGTGGTAAAATTAATATATAAAAATAAAGATTATTTATGACATATATTTACTCACTTGAACATCCTCTCACTGGAGAGATAAGATACATTGGGAAAACAAGAAGTCTTAAACAAAGATATTATTCACATACAGAAAATTATTCAAATAAAAGAAATAAATCTCATAGAACTAATTGGATCAATGGTCTCAAAAAAGATGGATTAAAACCAATTATAAAAATACTTGATGTAGTTGATGATAATGAATGGAAATTTTGGGAAATATATTGGATTTCTCAATTTATAACTTGGGGATTTAATTTAGTTAATCATACTTATGGTGGTGAAGGTTCACAATTTGGTAATATAACATCTTTTAAAAAAGGTAATATACCTTGGAATAATGGTACTGCTAAACCAAAAGAAATTAAAGAAACTAGAGGAAAATCTGAAAATAGTATAAAAACACAATTTAAAAAAAATCATATCTCTTGGAATAAGAATAAAAAAGGTTATAAATTAACAGGTAATAAAAAAGCCAGACCTGTTTTGCAATATGATATAGAAGGTAATTTTATAAAGGAATATGATAGTTGTTTAGATGCTGCAAATGAATTTGGATGTATTCTAGAAAATATAAGAAAAGTATGTGTTGGTAAGGGAAATACTGCAAAAGGCTTTATATGGAAATATAAATTTATATGAAATACCATTTTTCTGTACATTTTTTACCTGATGCATTATCAGTAGTAAAATAATTAAATAATTCTTTTCTCATATTATATATATTAAAAATTATGTTCTTTCCTATGAGAAATACCAAACATTTTAGTTTTTATTAATATAATTTACTAAAACAATCTTAATATGATAATAAATTTAAAAAGTCAAACTGACCTTTCGGGGTTCTATGTAGTTTATGAAGGTTCAACAAACTTAGAAAAACCAGGATGGTATGGAATATCACACTTAATGGAACACTTGGTTTGTAAATCATTTGATCACTTACAAGAAGATTTTGACAAAGATGGTATTGATTGGAATGCCTATACTTCTTCCAATGAAATTGTTTTCTATTTAACTGGTCTTGATGAAAAAGTTAATAAATGGAAAAAGAAATTTGTAGATTTATTAACAACTTTTAATATTACTAAAGAACAATTTGAAAATGAAAGAAAAATTGTATTAGAAGAGTATATGGATTCATTTAATGACCAAACCCAATCTCATATGTTAAATCTTTCAAGAAAATTATTTAATGATTATTCACCAATTGGTTTAAGAAAAGATTTAGAGAACCTTAAATTTATGGATTGTCTTAACTTCTTTGAATTACAATATGCAAAACCAACAAAAATTATCAATGTGTCTAAACATAAAGACTTCAAAGATAAAAGTATTGAGTTTCAAGAAAGGGTTATTGTAAGTGATGTTAATTTTGGAAATCATGAAACTACAATGGAATTAAACAATGAGTTTAAAGATAAAACATCTATTGCAATTCTATCTCCTGTAATTGAAGAAGATTTTGCTTATGTTCACTTTATTAATGCAATGTTATCTTTAGGATTAAAATCTCCTTTATACCAAGAAGTTAGAGAGAAAAAAGGATTAGTTTACTATGTTCATTGTTACCAGTCAAGAGTTAATGATAAAGGTATAAATACTATCTCAACACTAACTTCAAATAAAAACTTTAAAGAAGTTGTTGAAGCTGTAAAAACAGTAATCACTAACCCTGACAAGTATTTAACTAAAGAAAGATTTAATCTTGTTAAAGAATACTACGGTGTTAGAAAACAGAAAGATGATATTAATAGATATGGTTCTGTTAATCAATGGATTAATCCAAAAGGTTGGTCTGTATATGACATCTTAGATGAAGTGACTTTGAAAAAAGTTAGAGAGGTTTATGATAAGTATTATGACTTTGATAAATTTTATATATCATCTGACAAAAAAGAATTCAAAAAATAATATATGTTAATTCCATATATTGGTGAGAAGACAAAGTTTTCACAATTTATAACACCCAATATACCAACAGATATATCTACTTATGTAGAACCATTTGGAGGCATGTTTGGTGTTTTCTTTTCTTTAGACTATGACAAATATGCTCATGTTGACTTTATCTATAATGATATTAATAATCTAAACTATAATCTATTCAATCAATTACAGAGTAATAAAGATTTTATTGACTTAGTTAAATCAACTAAAGTAGATGAAGAATTTTATAGATTTTCATTGAAGGGAATTATTACTACAAAAGATGATGCTTTATTGGCATTACAATGGTTGGTAGTTTTAACTTGTTCTAACCCTTATCAAATTGGTCAAGATAGTTGGAGAAGTGATAAAGAGTTTGAAATATTCAAAATGAAATATAGAGCTTATAAACCAAAGATAGATAGAATTACAAGTATTTATAGTACTGATTATAAGGATATTATTGATAAATATGATTCTCCTGAAACATTTTTCTATGTTGATCCACCATACAAAAATAGAGAACACTACTACATAAATAACACATTCAAGAATAAATCACATGTAGAACTATCAAATATTCTAAATAATATAAAGGGTAGATTCATACTAAGTTATTACATGTTTGATGGATTGAGAGAATTATATCCTAATTGTAGATTTGACTCTAAGAAGACTATAATGGGAACAGAATGGATAATTATGAATTATTAATTTTTGTAAAAAAGAAATTATAGATAGACCCATTAATTTTATATATAATAATAAAAAAATCTGTTTATGAAAATATCAAATATAATTAGAGAGTCTATTAAAAATGATACATTATTTTTGGAACCAATTGAAATTTCAAAAAAATATAAAATTTGCCTATCAACAGTATATAATATTAAAAAGTCTGAAAATATAGAATCTAAAATACCAAATAAAAAATATAATCTGAATGATGAATATTTTGAAAATATTGATACTGAGGAAAAGGCTTATTGGTTAGGATTTTTATATGCAGATGGATATGTAAGGATAAAGGATGGTAGATCTGGAGAGTTAAGATTAAAATTAAAGACTGGTGATAGGAAGCATATTGAATTGTTTAATAAACACATAGGTTCTGATTATAATATTAAAGATATTACAACAAATGTAAAAGGAGTAGATAGTTTTGCATCATTTGTATCAATTTATAACACAAAATTAGTCAATGATTTAATTAAACATGGATGTGTTAGTAAAAAATCATTTATAGTAGAATTTCCAAATATTGATAAATCATTAGAAAGACACTTCATAAGAGGATTTTTTGATGGAGATGGATGGTTTTTTATTAGAAAAATAAAAAATGGTATATATCCAAATTTTGGTATATGTTCAGCATCCAAAATAATAATAGATCAAATTTATAAAATATTAGAAAATAATAATATAATATGTAGGTTTGAAAGGTCTGGTGTTACATATAGAGTGTGTAACACATGTAATGACTATATGGAAAAAATACACAACTATCTATATTCCAATTCAAGTGTTTATCTAGATAGGAAATTTAATATATTTTCAGATTATCTATCTGACAAAAAACCACTCATTTGAGTGGTTTTATTTTAGTAATTAGTTTTTACATATTCTATTAAATCAGAAAGATTATCTGAATTATAAATATAAGGATGTTTGTCTAATAAAGATTCTAAAAACTTAACTCTACCTTCTTTATAGGCATCATTACCATAAGATTTATATTCTTCATGAATTCCTTTTTCCCAATCAAGTAACTGGTCATAGTTTCCATTAGTAATAACATTCATATCAAATTGAATAAAATTACTTGATAGTCTGTTACTTGGTTCATGAGTTTTAGTATCTAAAATCATTTGATTAATATCTTGAATATCTTTATTCAATTCTTGACAACATTCTAAAAAGAATTGTGCTGATTTTTCTTCATTGTCCTGTTTCATTGGATCATAAACACAATCATGAAAAAGTGCAGTGATTAATAACTTTTCATATTCTTTTTCAGAGAAAGCATGAGTGTTTTCATTTATTTGGTCAATCAAATCATTTAAGTGATTAAGTGTATGATAAGAACGATGTGATTCATTCCACATTGCTAAAACTGTGTTAACATCACATTTAATGTTCCATTTGTTTAATAATTCTTGTAAATTCATATTATTTATTATTTTTATAAAAGTATATATTAATATATTGATGGTTTAATATCTATACTAGATAATAACTTTACTATTTTAGTTTTTCTCTTATTTGCTTTTGCTGCAATATTAATATGTTTGTTGAAGTTCTTCCAGACAAAATCAAAATCTATATTTCTCATATTACTTCTTTAATATTAAATCAATTTTAGCTTCTCTTGCTGATGCCTTTTCTCTTAGTAGTCTTGCTTCTCTTTCTTGAGGTGTTTCTTCTCTTTTAGTTTTATAAGTATTCCAATAACTATTCTTCATATAATCACCTAAGAGATCATCAATACTATAAGAAGATCCTAATTCCTTTAATAATTTATCATAGGAAGAGTACTTGTCTGTTTTGTAATAATTTTTATCAAAAATATCCCACTTTTCATTCATAATTTATAGTTGTTTAGTTAATTCATTGTATAATTTTTCAAATACATCATATGATTTATCTGTTATCATAATATATGTATATCCTTCTTTAATTGTATATTCTTTTTTAAGAATGTTTTTATTTTTATGTAAATTATAGTAGTATGTTGATTTAATTTCTATTATTAAATTAATACTTTCAATATAAAAATCAGGTAAGTATTTTCTTTTTTTACCATCTTCATAATAATCTATTGTAAATTTTGGTTTTGATATAGGTATATTACTATTTTTACAGAAATGTAAAAAATTCAACTCATATTTACCTTGATACTTAATACTTTCAAAATCATTTATTAAAAATGATGATTTTATTCTTTTATCATTTATTTCATTAGACTGCATAGGATTTTCAACTCCATATTTCTCAATCATACTTTGTTTATATGTAATTGAGTTTACATAATTACTAGAATTATATTTAATCATACAAGTCTTTCTTGTCTTATCTTTTACTAACTCTGATTTATTTGGATTATCAAATCCATATCTATTAATACAAGTACTTTTAATCTTATCTAAAATTATTGGATTTTGTAATTGATGTTGAAAACCTGTTCTTTTAAAATATGTTTTTTCTCTCTTTTCTTTTGAGCATTTTGATGAACAAGAATAATAACCACCATTTTTTATATTTTTAATATATTTTTTATAACTTAATTTTTTTTCATTGTCACATAAATCACATTTGACTAATAATGGTATTGTAACACCAATTGGTAAATCACTTATATTTACTAATATAAAATCATTGACCTTACAATTATACTTCTCTTTGTAGAAGCGTATATTGGCTCTATGTATTTTAACTTCTATTTCTTTATCTATTATCATAATGTATATATAAAATATATACTTCTCCCATACTATATAAGGTCTAAATTAATAAAAATAGTTTAGACTATTAATTTTTTTATATATACTAAAAAGTCAATCATAGTTAAATGAGTACATTTTCATCAGCAAATATAATACAAAAAAACATAATCACCAAACCTTATCTTCTAACAACAGAAGAATTAAATCAAATAGGTTCTGGTATTAATTTAGTAGGTTATGACTTTCTAAAAACATTACCTACACCAATAGATGAAACTATTGTAAACTTTAGATATGGTAACCCAAGTAGTCCAAGACTATTGAACTGGGTTGAAGATTATACCATTGCAGGAGTTAAATATACTTTATTTTACACAGAAGTAAATTCAGGTTTAAAAGTAGGTGATAAGGTGTTTATTATTAATGGTGCCTATGATAGTAATTTATTAATTCAACAGGATAAATATAAGAAAGGTAGAGATGGTTACAAAGTTCTTTTTGTAGATGAATGTATAATTGTATTAGATATAGAATTTATTGGATGGTTGCCTTCAAGTGAGACATCTGAAAATCAAGATGTTTTTGATGATTTTATTAAAGTTTATTATATTAATGACCAAAATGATTTTATTCATGTAAATAGACAAATTACTACAAGAAATTATAATTTTGATTTTAAATTTAATCCATATCAAAATAATCTTATATTTACTGATGTAAATACTTTTGAAAGTGTTGATGGTTGGGGTGAAAATGCAGGTTTAACTGGTGGTCCAGGTTTCTTTATAAAAAATGGAACTTATAGTTGGATAAATATAACTACTGATTTTATGTCAGGTTCATATTCTTTGGTAGATACATATTCAAATAATAAAATACTTATATTAAATGGTGGATTTGCAATTAATGGATTTGAATTTAAAGAAGACTCTGTTTATAAATGGGATTCTACCTTATTAACTTGGGTAGTTAATGTTAAACATGAGAATAACAATCCACCAATAATTACTAAGTCTAATTTTAGAAGAGGTAAATTTGATGGTCAATGGAATGGTGGACTTTATGGAACAAGTGATGAAAGAATAATTTGGAATAGTTCAACTGCAACATGGAATTCAGGAACTTTATTAAATACAATATGGCAGACTGGTATAATGAATTCATTTTATAGTCAACCAGATAGTTACTTTGCAGAGTTTGATTACTCTTTTGCAACTTCTTCCGCACCTTATGGTTTACCTTATCAAAAAGTTAATAACCCTGATAATAATGGTTATGGTTATAACTTTGTTATTAATTCAGATATTCAAAATGCTGTTATAAATAATGGTAATGTAACCAATTCAAAATTAGGTGCAAGTGCAAGTTCATATCTTGTTGTTGAAAAATATTTAGATGGTACATTTGATATTAATAATTTTGGTACAGCAAGTGGACTTACTGTAAATAAAGCTCTTTTTGATAATTGTAAATTTATAAATGCAAATATTGAAAATACAGAGATTAGAAATTCAAGAGCTGTAAATTCAAGATTTAATAAAGTTAAATCAGTTAACTCACATTATAAATCTTCATTATTTTTAAATTCAAATTATATTAGTGATAATATAATTAAAGTTCTTGATTATGATGAGTTTACATATAGTAGTTTTAATAATGCAACAGAAACTCATAAAGTTTATAAGTTTTATATAAATAAGAGAAGTTATGAAAAGTTTAAATTAAAAGATAGTTTTTATATTAAAGGAATTAAAATAAATGATAATACTAGTAATTTAATAAACTTCTTTGATACTAAGTTTAAAGTAGGTCCTTGGAAAGAGTATTATGATTATAACTTAGTAGATGCTAATGAATATGGATTTCAAAAATTTTCACTTACATATAATGCATTTGTTTCCACACCTAAAGAAAATGAGTATAGATATTCAGTTAATGGTGGAAATTTTTTACAAGATATAAAAGGTAAAGATTATTACTCAGTTGATATTTTTGTAAAAAAAGATTTTGATTTGTTACCACTTATAAATATTAATGACAAACCAGCAAAGGATTTTAATGATACTTTTATGGGAACTGGTATACTAGATTTTTCAGAAGCTTATATTGTTAACTCTGATTTTGAAAGTGGGGTATTTGAAAACTCAAACTGGAATAGTGGTAATCATATAAATTATAGTAATGATAATAACATAACTAAAGGTTTAATAAGTGGTGGAGGTTTATATAACTTTACATTATCAAGTTCTGCTACAAATAGTTTATTTATAGAAAATACAATATCTAATTTAGGTGTTGATAGTGAAGTTGAATTGGATTACTTTGAAGATGATAGTATTGTATTTTTAAATGCAGTAGATTATGATACAAGAGGTAAGGTTACTGGTTTCACAATAGTAAATCAAGGTGCTGGTTATACAAGTTCTATATTAACAACATCAGGAGGTTCTGGAACAGGATTAACTATTGATGTACAAGCATCAACAATTGGTTCTGTTAATGGAATTCTGTTTGTTCCAGATAATAATAATAATTATTATGATGCTACCTTAGGTTATACTACAAGATTTACAAATGTTGTAACTCAGAATGGTCCAACTACTGGTGTAGGATTGGAAGTATTAATAACAGTTAGTAACTTAGCCCCATATTTTATAACATCTATATCAGTATCTAGTGCAGGTTATGGTTATAATATAGGAGATGAATTAGAAGTTCAACATGTTAATAGTAATGAACCACCTGGAACAACAAAATTTACAATTACTTCCATATTAAATGGTGGGGTTTTAAATACTTCTACACAATCATATCAAGGTTTAGGTTATCAAGTTGGTGACTTAGTTACATTGGTTGGTGGTGTTGTACCATCAATTATAGAAATAAATAGTGTTGAAGGAACATTAACAAGATTACCAGATGCATATAAAATTAAAAGAACTATAAATGGTACAACACAACAACTTGAATTAATATCATTAACTGGTCTACCTACATTATTAGATAATGGATTATTTTTAACAACAAATGCTGAGAATAAGTATGGTTATTTACATAAAACTAAATTCAATAGATCTAGATTAATTACAGGTATATTTAAAAGAGCTTATATTACTAATTCATTATTGAGAGATGAATCTTTTGATGTTAGTGATAAAGACTTTAATAATATTAAAAAGTTAAAAAATTTAATATTTATAGATACTATATTCTCAAATAACTCTAATATTTTATCTAAGGCAACTTATATGAATTCATCTTTTGTAGGTGGTACTGATATATGGGATAATGGTATAGTTTATGATTCTATTTGGAATGGAGGAAACTTTAAAAATGGATTAGTAAAAGAATCAATTTGGGTAGATGGTATATTTAGTGATGGTCTATTTTATAACTCAAGAAGTTTTAATAATGACTTATTAGGTGTTGACTATAATGAAAATGTAAAAACCAGATATTATAAAAGTGGTACTGAATCTAATGCAAGATTTTCATGGCAAAATGGTACATTTTTAAATGGTGAATTTTATAAAAGTGATTGGGAAAATGGAGTATTTAATGGTGGTAAGTTTTACTATTCTAAATTTTATAATGGAATATTTAATAATGGTGTTATAGGTGATAGATCAATTCCTATAGATGATACTTGGTTCTATAATGGAACTATAAATTATGCAGTTGTGGAAAATTCCAAAATTGTTTCTCAGAAGTATAATGGTATTTCAAATTCTGTTATTACTTGGAACAATGGTATATTTAATTCAGGTGTTTTTGGTACAAATGATACACAAATGGTGACTTTGACTAACCCAGGTGGAGGCACCACAACCAGTTTTGTAGTTAATACTGCTACTTGGAGTTATGGTATATTTAATGGTGGTGAGTTTAGAAATAAAGCAAAATGGAAAGATGGTATATTTAATGGTGGTAAATTCTTATCTAACTATGGATTAAATTTACCTGACAATAGTTTACAACCTAAAGAAGACTATTCTTGGGAGTATGGTATATTTAATGGAGGTGAGTTTGGTAATGCAAACACTATAACTAACTCAAATTGGTTTGATGGTGAGTTTAATGGAGGGCAGTTTAAGGGAAGAGTTTGGAATAATGGTATATTCTCATTTGGAGAATTTTTAGGAAGTGGTGGTATTGCAATTGGTGGAACATCATCAATTGTATTACAATCTAATCCAGGTAAATTTGTAAACTCATATAATTTCCCACCATTTGGATCTATAAGAAGATACTATGGTCTATGGAGAAATGGTTATGTAACTGATATTAAAGATAAGTATATTACAGATAAAAAATTATATACTGATATTAAAAGGTCAAGTGATACTACTAAAGTTGTCAATAAAGCTATTTTAAAAAATATGCTTTGGGAAAAAGGTATATTTTCACACCCAGGTGGTGAGATGATTAACTCAGTTTGGTTGGATGGTACATTTGAAAGTGGTAGATTTTTATCAAGTTCATTTAATCCTTATGTAACAAGAAATGGTGTTAATAGATTTAATTTTAGTGATACTTGTTCTTGGAAGAATGGTATATTTGATGGTGGTGAGTTTAATATTTCTACTTGGGAAAATGGAACATTTGTTTCAGGAACTGCAGTAGGTATGAATTGGAAAAATGGTATTGTTAATTATATGAATGCATATAATGTATTCTGGGAAGATGGTTTATGGAGAAATGGTAACTGGAATGGTTCTTATTTTAACTTAACTAAAACAGGTTCAGTTATTGATAATTATGCATTACAAGTTCTAAACAATGGCATGCCACTTGGTGTTACATCATCATCTTTACATGTTTGGAATATATTTCATAATGAATCATTAAGTGATTATACACAATCTAATACAACAGGATTTGTATTTTCAGCCAATACTAATGATGATAGTCCACCTGCTTGGAGTTCAAATAGTAGTTTTGGAGAAGTTGGTACAATACCTACAACTTCTTCAATTACTATAACTTGGGATCCTGCAGATCCTGAGTTTGATTTATTACCAGAACCACTTACTACTGAGAATAGAATTGGTTCAAATACTTCTATGAAAATTTTATTAACAAGTGTACTTAATAATTTAATAAATGCAGAATGGCAACTAAGTTCAGATGGTACAAATTGGTCTTCAAGTCCTGTAACTATTGCAGTTGAAAATATATTTACACAAATGCCTATAGGTGATAACTATTTCAGAATTGAGGATACAATAACCACTGGATTATCAATAAGTACAATATATTCTAATGTTTTAAAATACACAAAACAATCATACTCATTTTTAGTTTCAGTAGGAGTCAAATCATGTCAGTATTCAAATTTTGTGGGTCAAACAGTATTTTCAACTCAGTTTACAGAAACTTTATATTCTGATTCACCTACATTAACATATAATACAATCTTATATACAAATCCAAATCTTACAATACTTACAAATGTAACAACAATAAAATTAGAGACAGGATTAATAATTTTTGAGTTGGTTTCAGGTGAAATTTTGAATTTGACTCCTGTAGGTGAGATTTGTTTTAACTAAAGTACATAAAAATAAAATAAAATATAATATGTCAAATATAATAAACTTAACTTGGAATGGTGCAACTGATGACAATGGTATATCAGGTTATCAAATCCAATGGAGAACATTAACAACATCACCTTGGTCTCAACCTATTTTAGTTAATCATAATCCCAATTCACCAGGAAATACACCAACAAGTGGAGGTGGTAGTTATAGTCATACTATAACTCAATTACGTGACCATACATTTAGAATAAGAATAATAGATAGTGTAGGTCAATTTAGTGCATATAAAACAGTTGAAGTACCTGTTGATACTTCAACTATATTAATTTCAAGTCAAGGTGTTGCATTTGGAAACAATTTAGTATGTACTTCAAATACATTAAATCCTATAAATCCTATATTACTTAAAAATAATAATGTAACTGCTAATACAATAGTAGATGATTTAACTTTTGTCAAAAATACTGATAATAGTACATTCAATGGACAAAGCCAGTTTTGGAGAATATTATTTAATAACATAAGTTATAAATGTCTAATAAATACATTAGGTATGATTGAGTCACATGTAGAATGTTCTTCTAATGTTAAAACATTTAATATATCAAGTCAAGGTTATGATTCAAATATAACAAACGGTCCAATATGTGTAGCAGACTTAAATAACACAATATATTTTAATAATGAATTAGCAATTGGTACTATAATATATACTACTTTAAATGTGAATGGTACTTTATCAAATCTATTTATTG